AACTGTTTCCTTGTTACTCATTCATCATCGCCACATTTTCATAACTGTGGAACTGTTTGCTGACCCACCCCCTGGGTCGCGGGCAGCGCGGGCCTTGGCTTGGGCCATTCAGCACCAACAAAATCCCACAAGATTTCAACTTTGAAACGTGTTACGGGTGTAACACCAAAACGAGACAGTCAGCACGTACTACCCAAGTGACACGATTTTGTCGTACAATCACGGTCATGCACCCAGGCAGCGTCATTGACTCGTTCCCCACCCGTCTCGCGGACATGTCGCCGGAGATGAGGGCGCTCGAACTGCAAACGTTCGCAATCGCGTTCGAGTCCGCGCTGGAGGCGGCTGCTGCGGGCACGACGCTCGAACAGTTCTCCGCCTCGTACCATGTGCGCCTCAACGCCAGTCGGTTCCGCACGTGGATATACCAGCACGGCAAGCGGCGCAACGCCTGGCTGGCTGCAAAAGCCGTCGGGGCGGAGCAGGTCGAAGAAGACCTTATCAGGATCGCCGACGGCATCAACGCGGACGGCAGCCCGTCCCTCGCGGATGTCGCCCGCAGCACCTTGCAGGTAAATACCCGTCGCTGGCTGCTCCAGGTCTGGAACAGGGAACGGTATGGCGATGTCCGCAAGATCGAGCAGACAACTACTGCCCGCGTCGACCCCGGTACCCTATCCACCCCCGAGTTGCAGGCGCGCCTGCTGGAAGCACTCGGCGTTGAAGCGTCCAGCCTCGATGCTGACGATTGATGCCACGGTCGACTTCCCCAACGTGGGCGGGATACCCCTCGCCCTCGTGCCCGCTGCGGCGGACCCCGAGATCGCCGCGTCGCTCACGGCGCTCCACGCCCGGCTGCGGGCATCCGCCCGGCTTGCGGACTACGCCCGGTATGCCCTCCAGGTCGAGCCTGCCGCCCACCACCAACTGATCTGCGACAACATCGACGCCCTGCTCGCGAACGAGTTCGACGAGTTGATCATCAACAGTCCTCCGGGGTCCGCGAAAAGCACATACACTTCCCACGCCCTCGCCAGTTGCTTTCTCGGTCGTCACCCCGACCGGAACGTGATCTGCGCTACCCACACGGGGGACTTGTCGGAGAGGTGGTCACGGAAGGTGCGCAACACCATCGCGACTGTCGAGCATCAGCACGTGTTTCCCGCATCGTCGCTCTCGAAGGACTCGACAGCCGTCAGCCGTTGGGCGACATCGCTGGGCGGGGAGTTCCTCGCCGCCGGCGTGGGCGGCAGCATCCTGGGCTTCCGGGCGGACCTGGGCATCATCGACGATCCGATCAGCGGCTTCGAGCAGGCGCAGTCGATCACACAGTTGCAGAAGGTGCACAACTGGTATGAGACGGACTTCGTGACCCGCTTGAAGCCGAACGCCAAGGTCGTGCTCATCTGCCAGCGGCTGTCGCCAAACGATCTGGCTGGTTATCTCATTGCTCGCAACGCCCTCAACCCTACTCGCAGGCAGCGTGTCCTCACGCTGCGCATGGAGGCGACAGCCGACGATCCCCTCAACAGACAACCCGGAGAGCGCCTCTGGCCCGAGTGGTATACCCAGGAGATGGTCGAGGACGCACGGCGGGACGAGTTCAAGTGGAAGACGCTGTACCAGCAGGAGCCGCCTAGTGACACTGGCTCGTGGGTCGCGCCCTCCGAGGTCGGGTTTCGGGCTTCGCCCTCCAACCCAACCACGTTCTATGGCGCGACCGACCTCGCCCTCAGTGTCAACTCGGGGGACTACACTGTTCACGCGATCGTCGCTGTCGATGAAAACGGCGATTGGGACATTATTGACGCCAGCCGGGAACGCGTGGACCCCAACGCCTCCGCCCGCAAGCTCACCCGGTTCTGCGCCGCCTACCCCGTCCGCGAGTGGCTGATCGACGACGACAACGCCAGCAAGGTGTTCATGCAGCTTGTCGCTACCGAGGCCCGCTCGACCGGCACGTTCGTCCCGTGGAAAGCCCTCCCGCTGCGTGGTCAGGACAAGGAGACGCGGGCTGCGCCGCTGCGCGGCATGTTCAAGCGTGGCAAGGTGTTCATGCCCCCGGACGCCCCGTTCGCCCGCTGGCTGCTCACCGAGATCGCCAACTTCCCCAACGCGCTCGGCGAAGGGGTTGATGACGGCATTGACGCACTGTCCCTTCTTGGGAGAAGATTGACGGCAATCGCCCCCGCACCTTCGACTGTTGTTCCCATCGCGCCCAAACTCAAGACGTGGCAAGACATGACGCTGAACGAGATGTGGGAGTTGAGAGAGAACGCCGACAAGGGAAGAAGGATAAGGATCGCCTGATGCCGTCAAGCAGCCCCAAGCAAGCCCGCACGATGGCTGCCATCGCCCATGGGTGGAAACCGCGCATACACATTCCGGTCAAGGTCGCCAAGGAGTTCAACCAGGCCGACAAGGCCCGCGCCCATCAAACAGTCAAAGCACTGAGAAGGAAACAGCCGTGAGTCAATACGACGCCGCCTCAACCTCCACTCCCGGAGTAATCGACTCCCTCCAGAAACTGGAGGCCACCCCGCAGGGTCAGCGCGACCGTTGGGTGCAGGAGATCGAGTTCGCGGAGAAGGAGAAGAAGAAGTTCACCACGCAGGCTCGTCGGGTCATCCGCCGCTACATCGACGAGCGGGATGCGGTGGAGACGAACCAGCGGTGGTTCAACATCTTCAAGACCAACACTGACATTCTGGAGGCCAGCCTCTATGCCAACATCCCTGAAGCAGATGTCTCCCGCCGTTTCAACGACATGGATGACGATGTCGCCCGCGTTGCGGCACTTGTACTCCAGCGTTCAATCATGCAGGACATGGCGGAACCCAACTGTGACTTCGATCTGGTCATGCGCCAGTGTGTGTCCGACCGGCTGATCCCCGGTCTGGCTATCGCCTGGCTGCGCCTCGAAACCGAGACGGAAGAACAGGAGGGCATGTTTGACGAGGAAGGTGTTCCGATGGAGCGCATCGTCAGCCAGGAGATCGCGCTGGACTACGTGCATTGGGAGGACTTCCTGTGGTCGCCCTGCCGCGTGTGGGCCGAGCGCCGTTGGGTGGCCCGTGCCGTCCCCATGACCCGCGATGCCCTCATCGAGCGGTTCGGTGCGAAGGTGGGCAAGTCCATCCCGTTGGACTATGAACCGAAGACCCAGGTCATCGGCGACGCCAACACCCCGCGCAACATGCTGCTCAAACGCGCCCGCATCTACGAGATATGGGACCGGGAGAAGAAGGAAGTGGTCTGGTTGTCGCGCGGGCACAGCGAACTGTTGGAGGTGTTGCCAGACCCGTTGGGACTGGAGAACTTCGAGCCGTGCCCGATGCCGATGCTCGCCAACCTGACCACCAGCAACTGTATCCCCAAGCCCGACTACATGATGCTCCAGGACCAGTATGTGGAACTGGACGAGGTCAACAACCGCATCAGCCTGCTGATCGTCGCGTGCAAGGTCGTCGGCGTCTATGACCGCAGCGCCGAAGGCATCCAGCGGATGCTGACGGAAGGCTACGACAACACCCTGATCCCTGTGGACAACTGGGCGATGTTCGCCGAGAAGGGCGGGGTCAAGGGGCAGATCGATTGGCTTCCCCTTGATACCGTCGTTCAGGCGCTGGCACAGTTGCAGGCGCACCGGGAAGCGATCAAGGCGCAGATTTACGAACTGACCGGCATCTCGGACATTGTACGTGGCAGCACCAAGGCCAGCGAGACGCTAGGTGCGCAACAGTTGAAGTCTAAGTTCGCCAGCGTCCGCATCCAGCGCCTCCAGGATGAAGTCGTCCGCTTCGCCGAAGAGATACTGCGCATCAAGGCGGAAATCCTGCTCAAGCACTTCGATCCCAACATCCTGCTCCAGATGGCGAACGTGCAGAACATGGCGGTCGAGGACCAACAGTTGGTCCCGCAGGCTGTCGCGCTGCTCAAGGCGCCGGAGGAGGTGCTGTGCTGGCGTGTGGAGATCGCTTCCGACGCGATGGCGATCATCGACTACAACCAGCAGAAAACCGAGCGCACCGAGTTCCTGACTGCCGTCGCCACCTTCCTGCAATCGGCCTCGACTGTTGGTCAGGGCAGCCCGCAACTGATCCCGCTGATGCTCCAACTGTTGAAGTTCGGCGTGGCCGGCTTCCGCGTGTCCCGCGAGATCGAAGGCATCTTCGACCGTTACATGAAGGAGTTCGAGCAGCAGATCGAGGCCCAAAAGAACGCTCCCCCGCAGCCCGACCCCGAGCAGCAGAAGATGCAGATGGAAATGCAGATGAAGCAGGCGGACGCGCAACTCAAGGCACAGGAGCAGCAGGCCGACCTCGCCATGAAGCAGCAGGAGCAACAGGCCGACCTCCAGATGCAGGCGCAGGAACACCAGATGAAACTGGCGCAGATGTCGCAGGAGTTCCAGTTACGCCTGGACCAGATGCAGCAGGAGTTCGCGCTCAAGATGGAACTGTCCGCCCGCGAAGCCGAGATCAAGCGGGAAGCGATGGTGCTGGACGCCAACGCCAAGGCAGCAGCAACAGTCAGCAACGAAAAGGACGACGGCGATGAGTCCTGATCGTCCACGTTCTGATATGAAGGAGTGGGATGAGGCTAAAGCTGCTAGTTACCATAAGAGGATGCAATACG